GGGAGTGGAGTCCGGGTTGTTCGTGCAGCGTTCATGCGGCACACCTTGGTCAAGCATGAGGGTGCTTAGGGGGTCTTTGATATCCATTCTAACTCTTCTAATGTACTGCTGCGCGTAACGCGGGTGAATCCCTGAGGCAGAGTCCACAAGACAGGACACGGTCCCTGAAGGTTTGACCGTTGTAATGGCAGCACTAGGATTAATACCAATTCGATTAGCCCAGTCAGCGTTAATCTCATGGGTCAACTCTCTCCATCTTTTAAGTCGCCCCCTAAGCTGCCCCATAGAAATCTTTCCATAAGTAATTGGATTATCCCAAATACCAGTCAACGAAACTCCAAGCAATCTTTCTTCTTCGCTATTCTTTTTCCATTCTTTAGACAAGAAAGGAAAATGCGTAAGGGATGACTGGAGTGTGCCAAGGATAGTAGCTTGTTCGATTTTTGCTTCGATATCAACGCTACAATCTTTTGATCTAATAACTACTTCTGTAAGGTTACAAAACTGCTTGCTTCGGAGAGTAATTTCCCCGCATGGGTTAGTACCAAACTTGTAGTTGTTATCTCTCTGGGTGTTTTCCATACATTTCTGAGTTCCGTATCGATTAAAAATACCACGCTCACCTGAACGTGACTCGTACAGATGTGCCCACTCTTGAAGAAACTCAGACATTGAAGGCTTGGAATTATAAATAGCAGAGTTGTTAGCAAGAGAACGTTGGCTCTCCTGCTCCCACCAGTTGCCTGACTTACACTTAGCCATCTCGTAGTCGGTCAAATCTGACAGTGAAATCATGGCAGATCTACGTACCCCTCCAACAACAATAGCATTACCAATAGAGCAAGCAATGTCATGGACATCTACAGGTTTAAGCTTCTTGCCTCTTTTGTTATAGAACATGTTAGTAATAAATCTAAACACATCTTCAAGAGGTCCGGGTCCAGAAGCTCGTCCTCCAAATGTCTTAAGCCTAGCTCCAGACGGTCGCACCTTAGAGACATCCCACGTAGGATGGCACCCTTCATACAGATGCATCATAAGCTCATAGATAGCAATAGACCATCCTTCTTTGGAGTCTTCTACTTCAATAATTTCATCGGCTCTTTCAATTGACTCGGGAATTGTAGGCCATTGATCGACTACACTTTCTTCAACAGAAAACCCTACTCCGGTGCCATTCATCAGAATGTAACAAAGTTCTTTCATTGCTTTGGGACTATCCAATGCAATATAAGAACAATTATAAGTACACGTATTATCCCTATCAGCAGCCGGACCAGCAGTCATCATGGCTCTCATACTAGGCATAATATTCTTTTTCAGGATTGATTCCCTGATGTCACCTCTTGTTTCAAGGATGGGGAATTTACCACACATCCAATTCCAATAGCGGTCAACCGTTTCAGTCCACGTTTCCCGCCTTGAGAGGTCATTACGCCACTTTGCGTAGCGAGACTGATGAATGAAATCACCAAAAAAATTCATAGTTCGTATCCCTTCGTAGCTAATATCTGGGTTTTTTAACCCATCCAGCTTGTTTGCCATAAACATGGTTCTTCTTTATCTCTTAAAATTCTAACTGAAGTTGCTTGACTTAGGGCATATTCCTCTGTCAAACCTCTTTTTTCGTACTCTACCATAACAATAGCTTCCCAATTAGCGGGGCTATTTTGTTCTAAAAGCCTATCTGCTTTTACTGGACCCACTTTAGGAATCCCCGGTATCTTATCAGTGCTATCTCCCATAAGCCATTGTTTATAAAAAAAGCGGTCAGCTTGCTCTATCGTAATGTAACGAGGTTCCCACTCCTTGTCGGGGTTCCAGTGCCAGCCCGGAGTACACCTCAGGTCTTTGTCAATGGTCACAGCAATAGCCCGTTCTCCAGAAGCTTCTCTGCCCATCAGATCGTCTGCCTCTAGGTGAGGAGTATAAGCAATCTTATACAACGCCTTTATTGAGTTAATCACATCAATCATTGAATCAGGTTTGGATACGCTACTTCGATGTGCTTTATAATCAGGCCAATACTTTCTACGGTAATTATCTTCTCGGCTACAACTAAAAGCCAACACAACCTCATCACATTCATAAGGAGTCCAACTAGCTACATACTCCCTAATGTTTTGAAGAAGGTATTCATCACCGTACACATCTACTTTACATGCTAGTTTATACGCAATAATATCTCCATCAAGGATCGCTATCGTTGGCATCTGCATCAAAAATCTCCGAAGGATCAATATTTTCTGACAACAAGATTTCTTTTATTTCTTCAAAAACTGTACCCATATCAGGTTCTCTTCCTTCTCTACGCGCAAGACATAACTCACAATCACAGGGGTCATCTTCAAGCCAGTCTTCATAAGCAATAAGTAAATTTTCTTCTAGCTCCTCTAAGCTTTTGTTATTCCAAAACAAATGACAAAAAGGCGTTAAAGCTTCAGGCCGGTGTTTAATAGTTTTTTCAATAAGGTTTGCAAGTGCTTCGGATTCGTGTTTTCTCCAAGCTCCATCTTCATTCGCAAGAGTTCGTTCTCCTCCTGCAATAAAAATAGTTTTGCCTCCTCTAAGTTTGATTGCCTCTGTTTCATTAACATATCTACAATCGTCAACGAGAATAATTGTTTCTGACTCTCGTTCTCCAGACGTTTCTTTAAACAGGTGTTTTTCATATTGCTCTACCCACTTATCAATCCAATAGTCTTGATTTTGTTCGCGCATTTTTGCGCCCCAGTTTTGGCAATATTTTCTATATCCTACTGGATCTTTTACTTTGCCGTAACCAGCTTTATCAGCTTCTTCTTTGAGAGCAGCAGCAAAAGGAAGGTAAACAGGAAAGTAACCGTCTTCATACAGATGGCCCATCAGTTCCCTTACTATTGTTGTTTTGCCGATACCTGCTCTCCCAGAGAACGAAATTATTTTCATGTAACCATCTCCTAATTTTTTCTAAATTATAACCATCAAAAGGGGGAATAGGAATACCAATTCCATTTAACACTTCACACGTACCATCGCCACACAACTTAGGTCTTGTATATCCTAAATGTTTAACCCAAGGAAAAAACTTAACTAAACCGTATAAAAACATATCCCATTTAGAATACGGCGTGTATTTAGGCATGATAGTTTTTAACCTATCTATTGTTATATCTACGTTCCCTAAAAACAATAAAGTATGAGGCTTCATAAATTTAAACACAGCTTTATTAGTAGTAACTACTGATCCCTGCGTATGCGTAAAGAAAAAATGAGCTTGACCTATAGAAACACCTATGTGGGTCCATTTTGCAGGGCCAATTAAAACTCTGTGAACAATATTCTGCCATTGTTTTGAATGAGCTAAATTGTTGTAGAAGTATACAATTAATGGGTATCTGCCCATGATTCTCCAATCACATACTCTGCGTCTACCGGCATCCTAATGCCAAGCTTTTTACCTGTTTCTTGAGCACAGCGCACCAGTTCTTTGCCAGTTTCTTCGGCAATGTTTGGAGGACAAGACGTTTGAATCTCGTCATGAATCCAGCCCATCATCTTTACCCCCTTGGAGGAAAGGGACCGATGGGCCAATACGATCCAGAGTTTAGAAACAATTGCGCCATTTCCTTGTAGTAAAGTGTTAAGAGCTGCGTGATCACTCCGTACAGGAACACGGCGACCATCCAAGAGAACAACACTGCCATACTTAGCCGATTGGAATTGAACATTCTGAATTACTTTCTTAAGTGCAGGCAATCGCCTTAGGAATTTATCTTTAAGTTGTTGACCATCACGAGCATTCCCTCCGACAATCTGACCAATCTTTTCTGATCCGGCACCATATAGGAAGCCGTAAATAAATGTTTTTGCTTGGTCCCTATTGCTCAAGCCTGCGGCATTCATGTTGGTAGTATGAATATCACCTTCAAGAATTTCTTTGGCATAAGCACCGCCGTCAAACTCGGCCATCTGATGAGCCAGCATACGTAGCTCAAGGCCACTCAGGTCAGAGCCAACTTGGACATGACCGTCGTGAGGCTTCCAAAGCCTGCGTGACTTGGGGTTCTTATCTACTTGTGCAATGTTTGGTTGTGAATGCGTAGCACGGCCTGTCGCTGCACCTTGGTGATTAAACTGACCATGAATCGTACCAGCCCCAGACACACAGGCCCGCAACATCCAATCGTCTACCATACCCAGCAACTTTTGGGCATCGCGGTACTCAAGAATAGAGCGGGCTTCTGGAAACTTTAATGACTTCAATACTTTAGTATCACAGTTTGGATTCCCCTTCTCACTGACAGGGGCTTTCCAACTATACTTTACTTTAAACCGTTCGGCAATCTGTTTGGTTGAAGCAGGGTTAAACACGGTAACTTTATCCTTCAATCGTTTACCAGTCTTTTCTGACCAGCGTTCTTCTACAAGAGTAGGGAATGTTTGTTGAAGGTTATCTTCAATGTCAGCCTTAGTCTCAAGCAACTCTCGCTGCAATTCACTAGCCGCCTCGCAGTCAAACCGAAAGCCGTTCTTTGTCATGTCAGCACACACATGCCCGACAAGATGTTCAAACTGTACTACTTTTTGATTTTCTTTAACCCATTCTTTTTGATAGTTATAAATCTTTTCATTTACAGCAACGTCTTGGATACAATACTCTAGCATTTCATCAGAGTAATGTTCCCAACCGCCGTCGTAGTCCTGCTTGTCATCTCCAAGCTTCCGACCCCATGCCTCTAAGGAATGGCTATGCCTCCCCTTCTTGTCGTGCAATGGGAACTTGACATCCTGCTTATCAGGATACATCAATCTAGAAACAATGAGAGTATCAAGTACAGGGCAGCTACGAACAAGGCCAAATCGAGAAAGAACGGGGATGTCGTACCCGATAAGATTATGCCCAATCCACAAAGTAGCGCGGCTAAGGAAGTCAATAGCCCGTTCGATTTCGTTGGGGCCGTACGTGTAGACTCTCTCTGAGCCTGCCTCTCTTGCAACGATGCACCAAACCCTGTCTGCGCGGGGTATTGAGTTACCTTTTTTGTCGATTGACGGATACGCGAGGCCGTTGGCTTCGATGTCCCATATGATTTCCATGTCATTTAATCCTCATTACTGGACTTATTAATACCCAATGTTTTTACGATAGTTGTCATACCTTCCATCATAGCTTTTTCGTTTTCACGTTTTACGCTTTCTTTAGTAGGCATAGCAAACTGATCGCCTTCATTGAATGGGTTTGATTCAAACATAACTTCACCATCATCTCCAAACGCAAAGTCCTTTTCTTCAAGCCTTGAAGTGGCGCGGTCGTAGAACAATGCGGATGCAATGCCACAGCGACCAGTAAGTCTGTTCTTAAGCACACGAACAACAGTAGTGTTACTAACAACAGGATCGGGGTCTTGTCGGTTGCGTTCGAGTGCAACAACCGTGTTGGGCACAGATGCAAGAGCACCGGAGCCACGCAGATCCTGCAAGGTAATACGGTTACCTTCTTCGTAAGCTTTGTCCGTCTTCTTAAGTTGTGAAACAATATCAATGTGAACACCAGTGCGAACACACAGCGCACGGAGTTCTTTCATAATGCTATCGATAATAATTCTTTCTGAACTACCACCATCAACGTCCTTGTTGCTCAGGCCCATGAGTCCTGCCGCAGCCGCAGTGATGTGATCCAGAACAATAACCTCGACCCCGAGAGAGATTGCCATGAATTCCATTCGTGCGAGAAGGTTCGCCATACCATTGTTTCCCAAGTGATCATAGACGTAAAAGCTTGTAGCGGAAAGCCTCTTTCGAGCATCCGCATACTCTTCATCGGTTAGATCATCTACGATCTCCATCTCAATTGGATCTTTACCCATTTTATTTCTAAGTTCGTTCATCATACGTGAAGCACGAATAGCGCGAACAGGTTTACTCAGCATCAAGGAAATCATATCATCAATAGTTTCCTTGGGAGATTCTTCGAGCATAATAGCACCAACGGAACGTCCTTCGCTCAAGTGATGATGCATAATCTCTCTAAGAATAGTTGACTTACCTGAGCCAGTGCCCGAGCAGTGCAGAGTAATCTCACCTGATCGCTGACCGAGACAGAACTCTGACATTTTGTCCCACGGGAATGCCCACACCTTAGCGTCAACAAGATCATTCGATGAATCTTCAACGTCACTGACATGAAGAATTTCGTCAGGGCTATACGCCTGAGCTTCCCACACAGCGTTCACCACAGCCTTGGAGTTGCCCTTGACGTAGCAGTCACTAGCGTCCTTGTATGGAAGCTTGGCAATCTTAGCGCGGCCCGGAGGAAGGATCTCAGCCACCTTACGAGCAGCCTCTTGACCCGCATCGTCCATGTCAAACATCAGAACGATTTCTTCATAGCTGTTAACAAATTCAAGGTTACCCTTGATGTACTTCATTGCAGACGAAGCACCATTCGGTACGGACACAACAGGCCACGTACCCAGCAACTGACTGACAGTCAAGCAGTCCAGTTCACCTTCAGTAATTACCAGTCTTTTACCGCCATTACTCTTAAAGAGATTCTGGCCGAACAGTTCGCAGTTACTTGGTGAACCGGACCACTTAAACTGCTTGTCAGGTCCGCGCAGGTGTTGTGCTACAAGTTCTCCATTACGGTAGTAAGGTGCAATGTGCATTTCCTTACCGCCTACGTTTGCCACCTGATAGCCGTACTTACGACAGGTCTTGTGGTCAATCTTTCGATCCGCAATATCAATGCAAGATCCATTGTACTTCTTAAAGTCAAACGTAGTGGGTTCCATAACAGTGTTCTCCTTATTGTTGGAAGGAACGTAATACTCACAGCGAAAACAATACTTATGATCGTCAGAATAAACAACTAGATTATCACCCGAGCGGTCAAATCCATTGTCCGCACACTTGGGGCATTGTTCTCTTGATACGACATAACTTTCTTCAGTCAATTTGGTTTACTCCAATTCTAAACCAACCGTCTTGTTCAGGACTCTCGGTCCAACATTTTACAACATAAAGCTTTTCTATTTGCCGGTCATCCTCCCACAGTATACCATTAAGGGAATCAAAAACCGCCTTAGTAAAGTTGTCAATGTCACCCCTTGGTGATGACAGCTTAGTAGTTTTAGGTCTACAGACATATAGCTCCAGATCAACCGATAACGGCCCTTGGAGAGGTTTAAAGTCTCCAAGGACCGCCTCGGCCACATCGATCATATCTTTACGAAATTGTTTATACGCACCTGTGAAGTACGCATGTCCATGTTTGGATACCCGAGGACGGCTGGCTGCAACTGGATTTATATTAAAAGTCCACTCACCAGCATTCATACGGTCTCCTTAATCGAATGGGATTTCATCAGTGATGACAGTAGGAGCATCAGGCTGTTCACCATCAGTCTCACTCACATCACTGGCCGACACTGCGCTACCAGTTCCGAACGGGTTACTAGCTTCACGCTGTTCTGACTCATTCACACTCTTGAGGAGTACAGCGTTAAACTTCATTGAGAGGTAGGTCTTACCCATGACCTCAACGGGGTAGCAAACAGAGTTGATGTTAACAATATCACCAGACCAGCAGAACCCCTTGGGTCGTGCTTCAACATCATCAGCAGTATACATCTTAGGTGCATACTTCGACTTGAAGGTAATGACCTTAGAGCCATCCTTGACAGTCTTAACGAAAGGCTGGTCAACCTTCCACTCGTCAGCAAGCTTCTGAAGCTTGGCTTCAAGTTCCTCGTCGTGCATAACGGTGATCTTATACTCACCTTCAGCATTGAACTTAGTGTCAGGGACAGACACATGAGAATACTTTACAGTCAGGTCACCGGTCTTAATGGTAGCAGTAGGTCGGTCAGTCATTAGTTTCGTTCTCCTTGTTGGCGTTAGCAATGACATCTGAAAGGGACTTAATTTGATTATTAAGATTAGAACCAAGCATGGTAATAGCACCATAAAGTTCTTCCAAATAACCAAGAACAACATTGGCCTGTACACCAATCGGCTGTTCAGTTACCTCATCTTTAGTTGATTCTTCAATAACAGTTTCTTCACTCATAGTTATCCTTTCTGGCACAGTAGGTGCCTATTGTAATAGCATGGGTTTTATGGCATGAGTTCGAGATAGGGGTGCCCATTGACCACTACCCCACATGCGTGAATTGGTTTAATAAGGTAATGCTCTGCATACAACATAGCGAGGTGGTCGTTGTCTACCCCGCACCCAACAGACATACCAAAAATACGATGATTGTTAGCCCCACACATCCAATTAATAGCTGCTTTTGTATGGTGGTGACCCATAACGACTGACTGATTTCGTGTTCTAGCTGCATTAAATGCCGGGTAAGCAGAAGCAGCACCGGTGCCATGATAATAATAAACCCCATCCAACTCAACATTGTGCTTCCACTCCCAATTCTTTGTTTTATAAAGTTCATTGTATTCTTTAAGGTACATAGAGGGAATGCCAGCATCTGCTGCAAGTCTATGAACTCGACTATCGTGGTTGCCAATAGTTACGGTAGCGTTTGGATACGCCTTGTACCAACGCTTAACAGTTTCAAAGGCAAGGTTGTATTCCCTGATCGCGTCGGGCGATTCAGGGTTTGCCTTGTGATATGAAATAACATGGTGATCAATAACGTCACCAATAAACACTGTTTGATCTGTTCTATATTTTCTACGTATACTTCTAACGAAATCAAAGTAGTCTTCCTTAACGGCAGGGGCGTGAAGATCCCCAATTACTAATACTCTACTCATTAATCTTACTCCTAATCATTTTGCATTTCTGTGAAATACGTGACTCAGATACACCCATAGCTGCACCAATAGCTTTCATTGGTGTCCCTCTGCCAATCATATGAACAATAGTTCGCTCTGCATCAGAAAGACTCGGGTGGTTTAAACACCGGTCTACTATTGTTTCTTTGTGTTGTGCAAAAGTGTCTTCGCAAGAAGCACCGTTTGCTGGGTTAGCATGAGAATTTTCGCTTTCATCAAATTGCCAAGCTCGGTGAGAAAAACGAACATCAGTACCGGGCTTATTTTTAGCCATTCCTTCTTCAAAACTTAACATTCCATCAGAAATTCTAGAAGGAAGAAACAAGAAACAATACTTATTAAATGAAACTCCCTTGCTTTTATCCCAATTTTTTATAAGAGGCTGAATTTGAATCCATCCCTCACTCAACAAAGATTCTTTAGACCAACGTTTGAAATAACCTTGGTTAATTTTTGTACCGATGATGTTATTAATCAACTCAATAAGGTCATCAGCGTTGTTCATGTCAATGGGATTTGTTTCGTAATTTCTAAACTTATTCTGCATTAAAGTAATCCTCTTCTGGAAAATCGTCGTTAAAACTGTCTACTACAAACTCAATGTTTACAAGGTCTTCTGGAAGATTATCTTCCTTAGACAAGTGTTTATCGCCAATAGTTTGAACGTTATCAAGAATAATGTTAACCCACGCAATAGTAGGCAACATAATTTGATACGTAGCGTTTTCTCCTTCTAAAATATTAAATTCAATTGTATTAAGAAGCTTCTCCATTGTGTGTTCCGAATTGATCGTTGTTGTGTGTTTGAACATCAATATTTTCCTCCTTGAGGTAGTGAATCTCTTGTACCATTTCAATGGGAATTAGGTGGACTGCGCCTCCTGCTTGCCCGTCGTGTTGGATGGTATCTGTCAAAACGATCCTATCTTCAGTAAAGTTAATAACATAACCAATAGTGTTTACAATACAGATCTCAGCAGAAGCCGCTTCTTGCATATCTTCAGCGTCTTCCCATCCGGGTCCGCCTGTTGATTGAGCGTCTTTCCATCTCACTCTCATGATTCTACCTTCGCTAAGGATAGATTTCAACCATTCAGCAGAAGAGATATTCAGATTCGAGAATTTCTTCTGGAATGAGGCTACCTTGTTCAGGAATGTTTGGGAGTTCGTGACCGGAAAAGTTTTCGAGGTCTTGTTTAAATAGTTCGAGTTGACTTTCTTTGTGAATTTCATAAAATGTTTCCCTTGATATACGTGGTAAATACTTTAGGTAAGTGACAGGTACGCCAAAGCTGTCGTGGATCATACAGAAGTTTCTGCATCCCATAGACAGCAAAGCGAGCACCACAAATACCATATGAGCAGCATCAATTGAATGAACCCAATTAGGAGGAATAGCAGTAGCCATTTTCCTAACGTCCATGTTGTCAGTAAACTGCCACATTTCTGCCGTAGATCTGATGCGTACATCATTCTTTAACAGTAAAGCAATATCAGTAATATATTCTATATGTTCAGTGTAATACTGCCTAACTTTAAATCCAGAAGGAGTTGTCCATTGCAGCGGCTTCTTCTTTCTGTCATCACTGTTGTAACAAACTTCAACACAATCTTTAATGTATTCTTTAGCTTCATTAGGCAAGATTAATGCTTCTTGTAATGCTTCCCAAA